GCAAGTTTGGAGACGGCAAGTGGCGAAGGAGCATATTTAGCATCTCTTCAAACGGACAGCGACCCTAAACCCAATGGCACTCGCAACTTTGTTTTTAGTGAGTTCTCAATGATGTGGTCTCAAACCCCCATTGTTCTCCCTATTTCGCAAAATCAGGTTCAGGTGTTTGACAAGGCTCTCAATGCATCCGCTGCCACCCTCGTGACAGATTTATCGGGCATTACCATCACCGCCAATAAACTCCAAGTTGGCGGAACAGTAGCGGTCAGTAATTTCCCAGCCACGCAACCAGTGTCTGGTTCGGTGAGTGTAAGCAATCTGCCAGCAACACAGGCAGTCAGTGGTACAGTTGCTGTTTCTAATTTACCCGCAACACAAACTATTACAGGAACTGTAGCCATCAGTAATTTTCCAGCAGGAGGTTCTAATGTAAGTATCGTCAGCCCTCTCCCTACAGGCACAAACTCCATTGGTAGTGTGACCGTATCAAACTTTCCAGCGGGTGGCACTGAAGTCAGTGTATCAAACTTTCCCGCAACACAGCCTGTTAGTGGAACATTTTGGCAAACAACACAGCCTGTTAGTGGAACATTTTGGCAAACAACACAGCCTGTTAGTGGCACAGTAGCCATTAGTAATTTTCCAGCAGGCGGGAGTGAGGTCAGCGTTGTCAGTGCTTTGCCAACAGGTGGTAATGTAATTGGTTCTGTAAATATCAATTCAACTTTTTATACAGCACAAGTTAGTGACTTATATGACCCAACCTATTATGATGCTATTGGGACGGGTTTTTATATCCCGCAATATAAATCAGTGGATATGTTATTAAGTATGTATCAAGTTAATAATCCAGATACTCAAACTGGTATGACTTTTAATCTTCAAGTCAGTGCCGACGGACAGATTTTTGGAACTCTCCCTAATTATAGTATTAATTTGAAAGGGCAAAATCCAAAACCTCTTGCTATTAATAATATTCAAACAAATGCTGTTTGGATTCGTTGGGTCGCATTAACAGAAAATAACCCTACACCAATGACAGGGTATGCTAATACTATAATTATGGCGAAATATTAATCTCTCAATATATAAATGTTTATACAACTAAAGAATATATTATAGTAAAAAGAGTTAATTAAATCTTTAGCAAATTAATAAATTAAATATATAAATAAATAATATATATTTATATATATAAATGGGAATAATAACCGAAGTGCCTGATGATGAGATTTTTGTGTGTCACGTCTGTTTGATACAGATGAAGAGTGAAGAGACAGCTCTCCGTTTAAAGGAAAAAGATACTGACACCGAATGCAAGCTCTCTTACTGTCAGCGGTGTGTGAGCCAAGACAGTGGTTTAAAAGATAAACAAATCTTCTTAATGAGAATGATGATATCACAAGCCCTGATGGGAATGGATACCGAGACACAGAAAGAGATTGAAGAAGAACTCAAGATGACTGTACCCGAAGAATATAAAGACATCAAAGATTTATTCGGTTTAAAAAGAACGATTGAAGTTAAAGACGAAGAAGGAAACCTGGTGCAACGTGTTGAAGAGTGATGGGACGCACAGATGTTCTCTATGTGGCGAATAAAAGTAATTAATGTATAGAGAAATAGATGAAATAAATGTATAAATAAAGAAAATATATGTATAAACACACAGAAAAGATATATTTATATAGAAAATAAACATAAAAATTAATTTTTATGTTTATTTCTTCGGTAAATAGAGAAAATATATTCATAAATACATTAATTTCATCTATTTATGAATATATTTCTTCTATTTCTCTCTAAACAGAGGACATCTATGTCCCACATAGAGAACATCTATGCGTCCCTACAATTGAATCAGGCATCGCCCCTTCATCGGATTAAAAAACTCATTGATGGCGGTCGGCATTTCTTTCTTATGAATGAGCGTCAGTAGCTTCACGGGGATATAGTAGTATTGCTTTATCTCATCCACCTTGTCATCCCGTGCATTTCTTACAAAGGGACTGTTATCAAATGTATCAAAGAGAGAAGCATCGTATTTAATATAATAGATACCATCAGTAAAATTAAATATAAATATCTGTACCTTATCTGTATCCAATACTTTATTCGCACCTATAATGGTGTCATTAAATGCCGTGCTTTTATTAGTCCGTGACTTGATTTCGTAGAGAGTGTTCTTACCAGCCCCATCCCATTTCTCATATATGTTTTTAGATTTAGATATTGTCTCTTTGAAATACTTTTCCAATATAGGCAATATCTTTTCTTCTTCATTTAATCCGAAATTATTATCTTGTTTGAAACTTCGTTTATACATTTATATTTAGGCAATATATTTATTTTCGCTAAACAAACTAATTACATTTATTTCCACATAAATAAAATCTATGTGTATAATATAAAAATGGAAACAGAGATTACTAAAATCATTCACGACAAGAAAAGCGACTTGTCACCACTCTCAATTAAGACTTATGCAAACAGCATCAATAAAGTTTTAGAACTTATAAAATCTAAATCTCTCAACGATTTATTTTTAAAGCACAAAGAAGTAGTAGAGGTACTTTCTTCGCATTATGACAAACCCAACACCCGCAAGACCAAGCTGGCATCTGTCACTGTCTTCTTACGGTGTATCTTAAATGAGAAGAACAAGAAGGCTATTGACACTGCTTTAGCACATTATGGTAAAGAGATTGAAGGGCTGACTGGCGATGTTAAGAATGGTCTAGTAGATGGTGAGAAGAGTGACAAGCAAAAGACCAACTGGATTACGAAGGAAGAGACAAGCACAGTAGAGCAGCACTTGAAAGACGCTGTGCCTGAAGATGTGCGGACGCCAAAGGACCTGATGCATTTCCGTAATTATGTTCTTTTTTCTCTCTACCAAGACATCCCTACCCGTAATGAAATGGCTGATACTAAGATTATTTTTAAACCTACTAAGAAGGCAGAGGCATCCCTGAGTGACGAATACAATTATATTATACTGGATAGGAAGACCAAGCTGGCGACTTATATTTTAAACACTTATAAGACCAGCAAGGTATATGGTAAGAAGACCATCACGCTCGCAGGCTCGCTCTACCCCCTGCTGCTACAATACAAGTCCGCCGTAGATAAGTTTAACGGGGATACCCAGTTCGCCTTCTTAAACAACTCTGCCGATGCAAAGCTGACCCGTAACAGGTTAGGTGTTATTTATTCGGGTCTGGGGTCTGTCGTCGGTAAGAAGCTCGGCACATCTCTTAACCGCCACATCGCCATTAGTGACTTGGTACCATTAGATAAAATGAAAGTTTTAGCAGATAAGATGGGGAACTCTGTCGGGGAGCAAGTCGGTGTGTATGCCAAAGTTTAAATATATGGCTATATTAATGTTGGGCTTTTATGTTGGTTTTCTTGTGGCGTGGGTGATTGAATTATTGACGGCTCCGCCTGCCCCGCCTCCGCCAGCCCTGCCGTTCTTATTTTTTTCTGTAGCCGATTTAATATAACTATTATATAAATGTATGAGATGCTTTGTTTCTGTAAATCTATAAAGGGCTCTGCCCTTTCAAACCCGTCGCAGGGGGGCGGAACCCCCAGCTACACCGTAGATTTATATAATACTGAGACGGGTTGCATTAAATCTATAAAGTTTGCATCACTTGATAGTTTCAATTCAATAATTAAAAAATATAATTTATAATAAAATCTTCCTTTATTATAAATGCCTTATGCAATTATACAACTGCCGAATAAAAAATATACGGTTATAAATCGTATTAGCGAACACCATTTCAGTAAGGGTTCTACCAAGAAGAAAGCCGAAGCACAGATGCGGCTGTTGCAGGCTAAAGCAAGAAAACTTGAAGGAGGATGTATGGCGGGAGGGACTGCTGGTGACTCGTTGCTTCATAAATCTATGAGCGATAAGGACTTGAATGAATATTTCCCGAATGCCAAAGTATTAAAGTATAACGAGATACCTAGAGAGGTGCCAGCCGATGAGTTTTTAAAAAAGGTGGGCGAAGTTGTATTTATATTATACGAAGCCGAAGAGAACTCAGGACACTGGACTTGCCTTGCTAGGGCGGCTGATTGCTTTTTTTATTTTGACTCGTATGGGAATAAACCCGATGTGCCTTTGACTTGGAATAATGCAGAAACGAATGAGAGGCTGGGACAGTCCTTCCCAATATTAACAAAGATGTTTTCTATCACTAAACAACCCGTATATTATAACGACTTTGATTATCAGAATAAGAAGGACTTTGATATGGCAACTTGCGGACGCTGGGCGACATCTTTTCTCATCCATTTTAAAAAATACGGCGGTTCCCTAAAGTCATTCAATAAAGAGGTAATCACTAAATCCCGAGAGCGGAAGCTGCCGCTTGACAACTTGGTATCTACAATAATAACTAAGTAGAAAATATACTTAATAATAAGTCTGTCAGGGTTCTGTCAGGGTGTCAGGGTTTGTCAGGGTTGTCAGGGTTTTATGGAAGGTTATATGTGAGGGGTCTGTTGCCTGTTTTTCCCGTTTTTACAACAAAACAGTGCAAACACGAAAAAACAAGATATTACACTCAACAATAGACCTTCCATAAAACCCTGACAACCCTCCCAACCCTGCCAACCCTGACAGAACCATTATTAAGTATATTTTATATTCAAGCCGACGACGATTTAGTTTCTTTTTCAACTAAAGGTGTTGCCTCACGGGCTTTAAAAAGAGGGGCTGGAAATATTGATACAGGGGTCTGACTGGGTGTGCTACCCTTCACGCAATCACTCTTGATGCAACAGCACTGACAGTTACGAAGGTGCAGTTGATGAATGATGTACCCTATTGCCGTGCTGAGGGCTACTACTAGCGATGTCACTGCTACAACATCCATTTATTATATATAGGTATAAAATAAATGGCTCTGCCCTTTCAAACCCGTCGTGGGGGGGCGGAACCCCCGCTACAGTTTAAAGCGTCGTATAAAGTCTTTGATGCTGAGCCTTAATGAAGGCTGGTTCCAAAGTATCCACCGACTTAATGCCCCGCTGGTGGTGGGGTCATTCCAATCCTCTCGGGGGCGGTGTCTAACCAAATAAGATTCTTTTCGTCGGACATCTTTGTGTTGCGGGAAACTCTCGTAGCCTACGGACCCGAACTTCACTGTCTTTTTCTTTCCATCAATATCAAAATGTGCTTGATATTTATGTTTGCCATCGGTGGCTTTTGTTATTGATATAAGTCTCATTTATATAAATAAATATTATTTTCTACGGGGTTATTCTTAATTGTATTTTATACTTAATGAAGGCGGTCTTCTAAAGCCCCCATATCTTTCTTACGACGACCACCAGAGGCACCGCCAGCGGACATACCGCCAGCCGACATCCCAGCTCCCGAATCCAACTTAGCCAGGCGACCGAGACTGGACGGCAGGCGATTGCTAAACGAAGGCACATCACCGCCGCCGACCATACGGAGGGCATCACTGTAGGAGTGAGCCTGAGTGCGAGAGGCTTCCAACACATCCGACTTGGTAAGAATACCGAGATAGGACGAGGCAACACCACGCTCCAGTGAGAACACACCAGAGTTCTGGATGACAGTGAGGATTTGGTACTGACCCTGTGTCAAGTCAGCTCCAGTGTTATTCAAGACCTGAATGTTGAACTGCAGCTGGAAGTTACCTAAAGAACCAGGAGCGTAGTAATCATCTTTCAGCTCAATATCTTTTCCAAACTCTAGGCAGACAACAGAACCTGTGGTATTGACGGAGGGCGTAGTTCCCGCAACCGTAGGGCTTGCTTGAGCGATACCACGAAACTCATTCCACGTGAGATTCATACCGTTCTCTACCGACATACGCCACAAGTCTTGACGGGTTGCCGACGACAACAGACCCGAAGAGTTGTTCCAGTTGATGGTGATACCTACGATAGGTAAAAAACTATCGGTATCCGAACACCTGCGTTGCCCTGCGGGTTTGCCTACACTAATATATAATTTATCGGGGATTTGGTTGAGCTGAAGAGACTGAGATGTAACTTGAAGGATTTGACCTGCACCAATAACAGGCACTTGCGTCAGGTAACGAGGCAACTCGTAGTAAGGCAAGACATTGCGAGACGGCATCAAGTCCGACGGGTGGGGTGTTACAAACTGGAAGAGAATGGTAGAACTAGAGATTTGCACTAAAGAAACCGCAGGCAGAACACCCGCACCGAAACGGGCAGTTGCATTACCGAAACGAATGGCTAAATTAGCGGTTTGGTCCAAGTTATAAATAGCATTCAAGTTCTGAATACCATACATACCTTGTCCGTCATCACCAGCAAAAGTCCAGGGTGACACCAAGATGGGTTCGGTCGTAGTAATTGTAACAGTCAGAGAGCGAGAAGTACCAGAGGGTAAATAGTTAGCAAGAGTTGCTGGCACAATAGAATCAACATAAAAGGCACCACGAGGCTCCAAGTCGTTATCTAAAGATTTTGCTTGGTAAGAACCGTTGGGGTTGTTTAATACAGCAGTAGTAACGGGGTAGGTCTGGTAGGTATCATACATCGTCGGCGTCATACCGTTGTAGCGAGCCAGCTTACGCTTGTCGTGAATACGGCAAATAATGGCTAAAATATCTCGGGTATTCTGCGAAACGGTGTTGTTGTTGATGGTCCATTGGGTAGAATTGACACACTGGTGGAAGGGGAAGGGACCGAATGCATCTAAACCCCCATAATGAAACAGCCAGTTGAGACCCGTCTGGGCGTCCGAAGCCGCCGAACTGGAGGCAACAGTAGCCCCAGTAATGCTAAAAACCATCTGGTTCTGAATGAGGGCATTTCGGCTAATAACGGTTTCCTGCGAGGGAACCTGAATGTTGAAATTGATGTTGGAAGTGAATGGACCAGAACCGATGGCGGGGAAGCGGGTGCAAGTCATATTGGAGCCACCTTTGACGACGGCGTACTTGACGCTATCCGTAACCATCAGCCGATTATCCTTGACGAGAACCTTCTTGAAATCTTGTGACATCTTTTATACTATACATTTATATTTTATTTTCTCTAAAATTAAAATAAAACATTATATTATACTAAATGTCTTCGGCTCCCGACCATATATATTTGGACTTAGCTGTCGTAAATAACGATACCGATGGCTCAAGAAATAAGAACACGCTACAGTTTAGCGAAAACCGAACCAACGCCATTCTCTACAATCCGTCCAACTACGAAATGTCCGTCGTCAGGTTTGAAGTGGATACCCCCGCCTCAACCCTCCCCCTTTTTATACCTTTGCTAAATGTAGATGGGGTAAATAACGACCCCAACGAAACGGCATACACAATTTCTATGGCACAAATCAATTCGGGCGGAACTGCCTTAACTAACCTAAAGACGGCGAATGTGAGGTGGTCCCCCGAAGATGTTAGTTCGGGCGGTCCGTCCAATAATATTACCCCTAACCCCATCCGTGTGGTCGGACCTTCTATAACCTATACCACCAGTCAGACACTGAATGCCATAACCTTAGCTCCTGGCGGTGCGACTTTTATACCTAAAGATGTGAATGGTTCAATATTTCAAATAACCGTCAACATAAATATCAATAATTGTGACTATGCTATATCAACTGTTGGTGGAGCGACCTTTTTGTCAATCTATAACTTAGTTTCATTGCCTGATTCTGAAATTATATCTGGAACCACTATTCAGTTGAAAATAAATAATACTAGCCCGAGACCAGCGGGTATCCCCAATAATACTTTTTTCACTATTGATTCTGTTACGGCATTTCTTGACCCTATTAAAGGAAACACTTTTAAAGTTTCCTTGCTAAATGTAACACAAGCGTTTCCAGGTTATTATACTACAGATTCTATAGTTTTTTCTACTACTGTTACTACTGCTCCACCCGATTATAATGCAATTATCACCTCCCTCGCTAGCCCTCTTATTGCTAATATTTCATTGCCATTTCCAATAATACAGTTCCCCCTGCAAATAACTTATACTAATTTTGCCTTCTACTTCTGTCCTACAAGCGACCTTGTTATAAATACACCCCTAAACCCTGCTACAGCTCCCCTATTAATGGATGCTGACTTTACGACTTCAATCGGCAAAACAATAGGTATAAATGGTACTTATTATACCCAGTATAATGGTATCAATTATTCAATTTCTGCTGATGTAAATGACCCTGTAAATAACAAAAAAATTATGATACAAGGTATTCTGGGTGATTTTAGACTATTTCAATTTATTTCAGTTTCATCAGCCGACCCAACGAGTGGCATTCCAAGCACTGCCGTAGAAAGTACAAATGGCGGTGATATTGTTTATAATGTGGCAACCAATACTTCAACAATAACTGTAATATTCCCTCAAGCTGGGTTTTCTATTGGACTCTATATTAACAAAAGTATGTCTTTTTTGGTGACTGGTCCTGTGTTCCAACCTTACACTACGATTGCAAGTGTAGTATATAACAGTCCTAACCTTTATAGAACTTATCTTAATAAGTCTTATACTTGGCTGGCACCTACGGGACAAAGTGGAAATCCGAGTGCTTTATTTGATGCCACTACTGCGGGTCCATCTACTAATTCCCCCGCAATCAAAACAGGCGAAATATTGACAGCGACCACAGACCCTAACAACAACCAATTTATTTTTAATAGTTTAAGTATTCAAGAACCTTCATCTATAACCTCACAAAATATAGGCACAGGCTACTACAACTGTTATAATGCTAAATGGTGGCTCTCGTGTATTAACGCTACGCTAGATACTATATGGCGACAATTCGCAGGCAACGACTCCGACCATTCGCCCTATATGACGATTGACAAGAATACGAACCTCATTACTTTACTGACACCTATTCTACAGAATCCAGGTACAAGTACCTACTCCTATAACTTCGCCGTCAGCAATGCAAGCCATATGAATGGCGGCTCCTCGCCGATTTACTTATCCACAGGCAGTACCCCATCCGTCCAGTATGTCCTCTTTTTCAACGAACCACTGTTTAACCTCTTCTCCAGCCTGCCCTTTATTTATTATGGTGACACCCTAGCCATAAAAGGCAACACCTTTGACAACCCGACGGACAATGCTACACTTGCTGCTCGCCCCTATTTATTAGAATACTTTATTCAACCTATCAATTTTCAAGGCATCAATAATGTCACCCTTACTAATACAGCTGGCGTGAAGAACTCGTGGATAACAACTGTGACCGAATACAGTCCCGTCCCGATGTGGAACCCGATAATGTCTATTCAATTCACCAGCAACTTGCTGCCGAACTTGCCTTCTTACGTTACCGCCCAGCTACCGTATAATGATATTCAAAGCAACGGGCTAGTGAGTAGCGGCAACAATTCACAGATAACGGATATGATTACGGACATCCAAGTCGGACTTGTCAGTGGGAGCGAATACAAACCATCGGTGCTTTATGTCCCTAAAGGGCAATATCGGCTGATTGAATTGCAAGGCAACCAACCCATTCTCAATGTGGATTTCAGGGTGAGCTGGAAGACGAAATACGGGCAGGTCGTTGCATTTCGGTTAGGAGCTCAATGTGGTGCCAACTTGAAAATACTCTTTAGACGAAAGCGGTTTGACTTGCTAAACTTGCCACCATACGATACTAACTAAACGGGGGATATCCCCCGTCAGCCCCCTTTTTAAAAAATTGTAATAACAAATATATCCATACTTTTTTATAAAAGTATATATATATAATAATGTCATCCGCACCCGACCACGTATATTTAGATTTATTCGCTATTAATAATGATACAACAGGAAGTGGTGTTCGCACCAACTTAAACTTTACCGAGACCCGTACCAATAATATTTTAGATAACCCTGCCAACTATTTTTTATCTGTCGCTCGCTTTGAAGCGGATACACCCGCTATTTCTCTCCCTATTTTTATTCCTGCCTTGAATATTGATGGGACAAATAACGACCCGAACCAAACTTGCTACACGGTGACGATGGCTACGCCCAATCTCGGCACCAACCTGCTCTCAAATGTTGTGACCCGAAATGTCATCTGGACGCCCGAAGACCAGACTGCCCCCGCTCCTAGTAATTCTATTCGTGCAAATCCAGTTGGTAATCCTGTAAATAGCTATACAACAGTAGCTATTCAAAACCAAACCGCATCTTATACTTCCAATATTATTACAGGGACAGGTTATGATTCTACTATTGTAGGGGCTTTAATATCTGAGGAAGTCTCCTATACTCTTACATTAGAGAATGCAAATATCATTGGGTCTTACGATAATACCCGATTTATTATGGAGGTAGTTAATTTGTCAGAGTTAGAGTTTCCATATGATATTGTTGGGTTTGGTGTAATAGTAAAACCTCGTGCTGGAGGGACTGACCTTACTATCCCTATTGAATCAGTGGAACTGCGAAAAGTAGACACAAGGAACTCTTTATTCTTAACATTTGCTCCTGGCACAGATATATATACATTTACTTCAAATGCGATTTTAAGTATTTCTGGAACTGGTGCTTTACTACCCAGTGGAACCTTTATTACACAAAATAACGCAGGAGACATTACCTTATCCCAGCCTTATACATTGCCTTTTATACCATTTCAAACTGGTGCTATTCCAAAATACTGGTCTATATACATTACATCAATCACAGCACAACGAGAGACATTTCACATTGCTAGTCAGGACATCACCACAGGTTATTATAATTGTTACAATGTGAAGTGGTGGCTGGCGTGTGTGAATAAAGCCCTACGGGACTGCTGGACGGCACTGCCAGGTAACACTGGTTTAGAGGCATCCGCCCCCGTGCTTGTCAGCGACGCTGGGACAAACTCTATAACATTACTTACACCCATCAGTGCAACACAGGCGTGGAACTTCGCTCAGAGTGAGTTCTCTGCGATAGGCAACGGCTCCGCTCCGATTTATATTGGTGTTGGCAGTTCGCCCGCCGTGAATTATAGTATGTTCTTTAACGAACCCCTTTTTAATTTATTTAGTGGTTTCCCATCAGTTTATTATGGCAATACATTAACAGCCAGTAATTTTGATGCACCATCACAAGCAATTATCGCTGGAAAATATTGGCTATTTAATTATTATGTCTTACCCATTAATTTCCAAAATAACAACGTCATTACTTTATATGATATACAAAAAAATCCTTCAATGTGGGTCAGCACTGAAAGCGAATATAGTCCCGTCCCGATGTGGAACCCTATTGCTTCTCTCGTCTTTACATCTTCGCTGCTCCCCGTATCTATGTCTTTTACCAGTTTGCCTCAAGTATATAACAGCAACCCCTTTAACCAAACTTATGCAAATGGTGGCAACAACGCTCAGATTAGTAATATGATAAGTGATATCCAAGTCGGGCTTGTCAGTGGTAGTGAATATAAACCCAGTGTTCTTTATGTCCCTGCTGGCGAATATCGTTTAATAGATATATTAGGCAGCAACCCGATTTTTCAAGCATCTTTTGGTATTTCTTGGAAGACAAAGTTCGGACAACTAGTAGCCTTTAGATTAGGAGCTCAATGTGGAGCAAATATTAAAATCCTCTTTAGGCGAAAACGGTTTAATCTTGGCAATTTAGCTCCTTACGATACTAATTAAACTGGGATTTTTCCATATTATATTTTAATTATTAATTTATTTTTTTATATAACTGTATTATATAAAAGATGCCGTATGACACTCCGTACAATAGAATGATTGCACGCAACCAACAACGGACCGACGAAGAATATGCGGATTACCACGCCTACTCTAACCAGAACTTTCTCAGTGATGGCAGTATGGGCGACCCTCGTGGCAACATTCGTCTCTTCCCCAAAGCCGTCCAGCGTGATATAGAAATGCCGATTGACTACTCTGGCGGTATTACCTCTCGTAATATGGAAGGCGGTTATGGACCGCTCCGCCGTGAGATGAACTCTGTCGCTCTCGGTGAAGACACACGGCGTTACAACAATAAAGGGTCCTCTTATTCATCTACCGAATATCCATTTTATAGGGAAGGTCGCCTGTATCACCCACGAGATGTATATTCTAGTGAAAGTGAAGAAGAAGAAATTGATGAGATGACGGGCAGTGGTGTGCCGTCGCATTCGCAATTATTGAAGCATCTCTCTAAAATGAAATTACCAAAGGGAGTGCATTCGGAAATAGAAGAATGGTTAGAAGAGATGGAGATGCAAGGGCGGGGGATGGAAGGGCGAGGTGGTGTGTGGGACTGGATAAAAGACAGGGCAGGTGACGTCGGCAAACTCATTAAGGACAATATTAAACCGATTGCCAAGTTTGCAATGCCGTTCTTGAAGAAATTGCCAGGTGTTGGTAATGTGATTGATAAGGCAAGCACCGTCGCCAAGTTGGTTCCAGGTGCCTCAGGTGTTCTCAAAGAATACGGTCTCGGGCGTCACGGGAGTGGGGTATCCTATCTAGGGCAACCTGAATCAGGCGACCATTTAACCGATGTCCGTACTGTCGGCAGGGCGATGCCTGCTGCTATGATGGAGGCGAATGAGAACCCCTTGATTGGCGTACCGATGCGTCGTCCTGGTTATATGAAATCCACTGGTCTTCATTTTGAGGGTGCATCGCTCGGGGCTGGTAAGAAAAAGCGGGGGCGTCCCTGTAAAGTCGGTGGCTCCGTTATTGGCGGTCCATCTAACGACCCCGTGAATGGTTGCAAGATTACAGGCGGGCGTCGCAAGAAAGGTAAAGGCGACAAAGCCGAGCAAGATTTAGAAGATGAATTGTCCGACATTTTTGAGAAGAAGGCTAGTCTAGTGGAGCGGATTAATGATAAAAAAGTTCCCATTCGCCCCCGTCCATCTTCAGTCGCCCCACCAAAGTCCCCTGAAGAGAAACGTAAGCGAGAGAAAAGTGACAGCCCGAAGGAAGTAAAGAAAACGAAAGGCAAAGGCAAGACTGGCTCCGCCTTATTTAAAAAGAAGGGTGCATTCCCCCTAGAGAGCAAGGTTGATGTGCCGATGGCAGAGGAAAGTGTTGTCACCGATGGCGAAGTCGGACAAGGCAGGAAGCGACGAGGCGGGTCCAAAGAAGCCAAGTCCGCTTTATCACCCGAAGCTTTAGCCGAAAAGATGGCTAAATTAGGTGCCACCGAAACAATGTATGCCAGCCCTCAGGGTGGTCCCCCTAAGATGCGTGCCTCCGTCTTGAAAGCCCCCGCCGTGAAAGCCGCCGCTGCCAAAGCCTCTGCCGCTGCTGCCGCTGCCGCCGCCCCTGAACCCCCCTCTACCTTAGTCCGCCAAAAAGCCACTAAAAAGAAGCCCGTCAGAGTAGATACCAGTTCAGGCTATACGAATATGTATGAAGATATGACTGACTCTGCCCCCGTACCAGACCAAGGCAACGGCAGGAAGCGGGGACCCAAGAAGGGCGGTATGTTGAAGAGCCAAATGCCTGGCTCCTCTTTTAGTGGTATGGGGAAAAAGACATCCGCCTGGATAGACCACTGCAAAGCCTACGCCAAAGCTCACGGGGTCCCGTACCGCCAAGCCCTCAAGGACGCAAAAGCCTCTTACAAGAAATAGGTCTCAGGGTCCCCCCTGAGGTTTTTCCACCCACCCAACATTCCGCTGTTGGTCGGGGTTGGCGGGGTGTCCCCGCATTAATCTTTAATTAGCAATTCAATTACTAATTAAAATATAATTGTATTATATAATGAGTTTAAGAGATAGACAAATTAGAGAAGTTCTTGATGAAGACTTGAAAGCGTACCGCCAAGTGTATGTGCGAGAGCTAAAACAGGCTCGTCTCTTTAATGAGAGCTACACGCCACCGAACCGTTTTGAACGCCAAGTCGCTTTTCAAATAGAGAAATATTTTATTGAGTTTCAAAGTTATTTAGATGATGTTATTAATTCTAATCAACCAGGACAGATACCGATTTCCGATGGCGGTGCTATTATTAATATTTATAGTGAATTGATTGCGTATATTGATAGTTATCAGTCCCGCAACGCACTTAATCAGAGAGATATAGCGACAATTGAAGAGAAGTTTGATGGATTAATACCTACTTTGTCTCAAGTCGTAAATATCGCCCAAGAGCAAGGCTGGCGTGATAGCGGGGTTTTAGAAGAACTGTATAGTATGGTGGAAGACCGTGTTTATCTGCCGCTGAAGGTTGCATTGGACCGTCTGCCGTCTCGTAAGAAGATGCTCGTGAATCGGCTCGGATACAGTGTGGCAGAAGATAGGCAACGAGCCAAGCAACAGGAAGCCTTTGAACGCAACCAAGCCATCGCTCGGGGTGCCGACGCCCGTGATATGCGACAGGACTTTAAACGAGGGGTGCTACCGCCTGAATACGAGCAGGGTGATTTCGTGTATGTCCCGCCTGATATGGAAGAAGATGAAAAAGGTGTCCCACCCAGTATGAAGCCTGCCGCTGCAACCCCCAAGCGTCGGGGCGGTCCCAAGAAACACTCTTACTACAAGCGGTTTGTGGATATGATTGAATCCCTAGCCGAAGTAAATGGTAAAGAAGACTTAATAGCGGACCGCTCAGTGTTAGAGAGCAAGAAGATTGGACCGCTCCGCAATTTATTAGCCTCCGTGTCTGGGCTGAAGAAGGGTAGCCCAGCATACAAAGAGTTATTAAACAATATTGAAAGTGAAGGTCCCGCTACGCCCGCTGAGGCTATCCAAGATGTAGCGGCTGTGGAGCAACAAGAAGGTTTCGGTGCGGGGAAACCCCGCCAACCCCGACCAACAGCGGAATGTTTGCCCGCCGTGATGCGAAGACAAAAGTCCCCTACTGAGAATATTGTCTTTGAGATTAAAGAAGGTGGAGCCACGAAGAAGAAGCTCCGAGAGAAGAAACGGCGAGAGAAACTATTGAACCACCCTGCACCCATCGCCAGCAGCTCAAGCGAGAGTGACAGTTCCAGCGAGAGTGAAGGTGAATATGCCGTTGATGCATTCGCCCAGCAACCCACTCGTCACCGTTATGTCGGTGGTTCCCATCGGTTTGCTATCCGCCGTGATGGTGGGGGTTTAAGTGGTGGGTTCGGTATGACAGAAGATGAAATGGGTGGTTTGCCGAAGGGGATGCGAAAAGCCCTTGTGCTACGCCCTGTGGATAAACGCCCAGCCCCGAAACATTACGGCTCCGTCGGTACCCCCGAGCAAGACCTCTCTATTGAGAAGCGAATGTATTTCTTGAACCAACTTGATACCCACCGTGTGCGGGATGAAGACGAAGAGAAAGATTTTAACAGCATCGCCAATCTGAGAAAAATGATGGAAAAACGCCTTAAGAAACACAAGTAGAAAAGCAATTTAAAGAATCTTTAGGTATAAAATATACTTAAAAATAATTATCTTTCTTAAATATAAATGAAATATTCTTACACCAAGAAAAACGGCGAAGTAGTAGAGAAAGAAGCGGACTTTGATGTAAAAGCCTACAATACCGACTATTATCAGAAGAACAAAGAACGCCTGAATGAGCGGCTCACTTGTGCCTGCGGGCTAACGTATGTCCGTAGTAATCTCACCACCCACAAGCACGGCAGGGTGCATACGCTGTACGAACGGCTCAAACCCAAAGACCCGACGGTGGTGGAAGAACCGACCGAACCTTTAGAAGAAAGTCGGGGAACTCAAAACCCCCATTACTTAAAAAATTGAAACAGAAATGTTTTTAATTATTAATTATAATTAATACTTAAAAATTAAAATCTTTAGCTATATAAAAATGAACTCCACGTCCATTAAAACAATCACCACCAACGAAATTAGCCTTCAAGACCTCTGCGACGAAGAACGCATCCCTTATTTCTACACGACAATCCGTCTCAATGCAAAAGGCGACAAGGTCCCGATGCTCCCGAAAGAGTTCCCCAGCTTTAGCTATGAGAAGGCGATGGAATGGAACGACAGTAAGAAAGACATCCTGTCTTATAATAAAATGTGTGTCATCCTACGAGCAAGTAAATATATGGTGATTGACTTTGATGACAACCTGAATATGAAGGAACGGTTTGAGAAATACGGCGGCGAAAATTACTACACGAAATCCACTGGACGAGGCTTGCCGCACCTCTGGCGGCTCAAAGATGATGACGACTGGAGCAAAAACATTACCAAAGTGGGGGGCGAAGAAGTGGATTTCATCTACAGTTATTCATTTGAACGCCGTGATGCCAAGATGCGGTTTAATGACAAGACGGGACTGGATATGCCTAGCTTTGATTATTTAGCCCTGCACCCGAAGCCCATCTCTAAAACCGCCCTCAAGGCGAAACAAGATGCCCCACCACCCGTGCGGTCCGAGCGTCCAGGCAGCAACGACCACTACCGTCGGCTCATCTTGCATTTAAATAACCACAGCCGTGTTAAAGCGATTGCCTCATATTCGGAATGGCTCAAGGTGGGGTTCGCCTGCAAGTCCGCATTCTTACCTGACATCTGGTTTGAGATTTTCAAATCGTATTCAGCGATGTCATCCAACCCCGAACACAATTCTAACTACGTGGATTACGATGCGTGGGAAAAAATGTTTGAGGGGGAAGCCAAGTGCGGAATACCGACCATCTTAGAATATTCAAAAGCCAATAATGAAACCGTCTATAATGAGATTGAGGCGGATTATCGCAAGAAAGAAAATAAGAAACTGCTGGAAGAAGGTAAGGCATTATTACTAGAGGCAGTGGCGACCGAATCCGCCGAAGCGGAAGCCTTAGCCGAGACAAAGGCGAATGAAGCGAATGTCGTGGATACCGATGCGGACGCCTGTGACAAGTTCTATAAAAAATACGGGAAGAAGGTGGTCCGCTCTATTGACGGGTGGTGTGTCAATATGCCGAATACAAACCACTGGGAAGTCGGCGACGAGTTTGTGAAGCAACTCATTATCCAAGCCAACTTTAAGAAGCGGATGCTGGCTGGTATCCTACCCTACAGTGCGAATTACACGGGTTGCAGTAATATATTCAAGACGCTGTGCTGTCGCTACGACTTATACCCCCTGAATAAAAACTTTATTGACGAAATTAACGATGCAACCAAAGGGCGGGTGTATTTTAAGGACCAGTACTGGGATTTAGTGGCTCGGTGCTGGAAACCGATTGACGAGGTGATACCGCTCGTGTTTATTGACCGTCCCGCACCCGTGTCCGTCTTCACCAAAATAACCGAAGCGAATATAAAAGATTTTGAGACAAAGGTGTTGAATATGTTCCGCTCGGATGGCGACAAGAATATGTATCTACACGCATTATCCCGAGCATTGGGTGGCTATATTATTGACAAGATGTGGTTTGTCAAGAAGGGGATGCGAAACAGCGGCAAGGGTGTGTTGCAGGAGCAAGCCAAGATGTCCTTCGGTGAATATATAGCCTTTATTGACCCGCCGATGAGTAAGAGTTATAATAGCGGCGATGCTAGCGAAAACCGCTGGATACTGACAGCCCAGTGTCACCTAAAACGAATCGCCTTCACAAATGAAATAAAGGGACTTGCGGGTAAAGTGAAGCTGACATTTGACGGGAACAGTATCAAGAAGATTATCGCCAGCGGTGGTGACTTAATACCTACCCGAAACCATTTCAAGGGTGAAATATTCGTCAAGAATAACACGACGACATTTATGTCGCTGAATGAGGTGCCTGTGTGCGACCCCGTTGATGCATTAGATAATATGGTGTTATTTGATATGCCGTATAAGTTTGTAGAGAAGGGTATGGTGGGGGAAGACATTATGTACCGAGAGGCAAGTGCTACGCTGAAGAGTGAGATAGCCAGCAATACGCTGTGGCGGGATATCTACCTGTATCTGATATTCAAACATTTTAAGAATGAGCCTGTGAAGATTAGCGATATGAGTGCAGAGAATATGGCGGAGCGTGAAGAAATTGCATCCACATCCGTCGTGACAAATCCCATCCAGCTGCTGAATAAATACACGGTGGCGGCTGAGAAGGGTTGGATATCTACCGACGACCTACGGCGGATACTGAAGCCAGCGAATATGAGCGACCAGAAGATGGGGAAGTTCTTAAAAATGCGTGGGTACGTGCCGAAGAAAGGTAAGGCGGAAAAATACAAGGACATTAATGGTGAAGAGAAGGAGCGACGCCTGCAGGGCTACGAGGGGCTAAGTAACAAGCCGAAGGAAGGGATAGAAGAGGACGAAACGGATTCTTAAGTAATAAATACGCTCAAAAAGGCAGACTGGAAATCCCATAAAAAAGTGTGTGAGAAAAAAGAATAAACGATTGAAAAAAGAAAAATGAAAAACCTCAGGGGACCCCCTGAGACTTTTCTAATGGTGTGATTTTTTTTGAAAATAATTTTAGGAAAATGACCTATAAATTATAAAATTGAAATGGTTTTATGATTAATAGTTTATATTATTTAAAACAACAAGAATGAAAGACGGACATATGGAATACGACGACCAAGAGATACGCTGTTATTGGGACGCTGAAAATGAGGGCTGGGAATATACCGAGCAATTCTGTTCTCCCCGCTTTCTCGCTTTATTAAAAAAATTGTATGAAACCGATGACCTTTTTGATGATGATTAAGAAAAAATATACTAATAAATCACTCACAATGCATTTTGATGAAAAAAGAATAAACGATTGAAAAAAAGAAAAATGAAAAACCTCAGGGGACCCCCTGAGACTTTTCTAATGGTGTGATAGTAAAATTGAAATGCTTTATTTAAAGATATTTAATATATTCATATATAAAATGGAAAATGTTTTATTTAATGATAATTGTTTCAATATATTCCCTACTATTCCGAATGCCTCGGTTCAACTAGTGGTGGTGGATTTGCCTTACGGTTGTCTCAATTTAAAATGGGATAATAAAATTGATTTGGATAAAATGTGGATTCAATTAAAAAGAATATTGAAAGCAAACGGTCAGTGTGCCTTTTTTGCTGATATTTCATTAATGTGTGAATTAATCAATTCAAATAAAAATTGGTTTAGATATGAAATTATATGGGATAAACAAATAATTTCTAATCCATATTTGTGTGGAAAAAGGGTAGGTAAAAGCCACGAGTTTATTTTAATTTTTCATAATCCACTTAAACCCAAAAATATGAATTGGATTTATAATCCTATAAAACAAAAATTAGACAAACCTTATTTAAAACCTATAATGAAAAAAACAGATTTAGAACAATACAATATGTTCGGGCAAGTGAATAGAAGAAGTGGAGAGAGTATTATGGTATTTGAGGGGAATCCAACATCAATTATAAAACACATTTCGGGAAAACACCGACAAAACAGACTTCACCCCACCCAAAAGCCCTTAGAACTATGTGAGTGGCTCATCAAAACTTACAGCAACGAGAGTGATTTGGTTATGGATTTTACAATGGGCTCGGGTTCTACTATAATGGCTTGTCTCAATACTAATCGCAAGTATATTGGAATTGAGATGGATGAAACTATATTTAAAGTTGCAGAAAAAAGAATAAATGAAAAACGGATTCTTAAGTAATAAATACGCTCAAAAATAGTCTGTCAGGGTTCTGTCAGGGTTGTCAGGGTTTGTCAGGGTTGTCAGGGTTCTGTGGAAGGTCTATTGTTGATGGTAAAACCTTGTTTTTTCGTGTTTGCACTGTTTTGTTGTAAAAACGGGAAAAACAAGCGACGGACCCCTGACATATAACCTTCAAAAAAACCCTGACAACCCTGACAAACCCTGACAACCCTGACAGAACCCTGACAGAACCTTATTATTAAGTATCTTTTCTACTTAATTTCTTATTTTTGGCTAAGAAACCTACTCAAAAATAAAAACAGCCCTCCGAACCCTGACAGCGAACCCTGACAGACTATTATTGATTGTAAAAGCGACTTAAAGTAACATCAATTTCATCAATTCTTATTTAGTAGCCGAGCTGGTGGGATAATATTATCTCTCTATATAAATGGCGTCGCATTATGAAGAGATAATGAGGTTGCAAGATGAGCTGGATGGCGGAGCAGTACCATTGTTCGGGCGGATGGGCGGCAAAAGTAAATTATCTAAACGCATCATCGCTCTCATCCCTGACGATTACAAGACATTCGTAGAACCCTTCGTAGGTGCAGGTAACATCTTCTTCAAGGTAGAACAAGAAGAGGGTAAGAAATATGTTATTAATGACAAGGACTCTTCCGTCATAAAAATCTACAGGGGAGTGAAGAAGCACCCTGAAGCCTTTGTTATTAGCTCTCCGACGAGAGAAGAGTTTAAACACATTCTTAAAAAATCCAACAAGACGGATGTGGAAGAATATACACTGTTGAAGATGTCATTCTTCTCTAAGGGTACCAGCTGGATAGACAAACCCGTTACTAACCCTGAGAGACAATTAAAAAAATTACAGGAAGTAAGTAAGCTTCTCTCTAATGCCACAATTTTAAATGAAAACTTTGCGACGGTTATACGCCACTACGACAGTCCATCAACCTTCTTCTATTTAGACCCGCCGTATGAAAGCACCGAGCAGAAAGACTATAAAGATTATGTCACCCCTGAAGAGGTTTATGATGCAGTAAAAAGTATCAAGGGTAGGTTTCTTTTGTCCTACAATAAGAGTGCCAAAATTATAGATGTGTTTAAGAAGTTTAAGATACGAGAGATACAGACAGCATATAATTCTACTGGAACGGTTGATAGGCGACCAATAACAGAGGTGCTGATAAGTAATTATTAACGAAAAGGACTTAAAGAGCAAAAACCCGCTTGATTAATGCAAAAAATTGAAACGGTTTTATTATTAATTATAATTACAACTTAAAAATAAAACAAGCGATATATAAAATGGCGAACATCACCGAACAAGAATGGAATAAACTAAAGATAAATGCCCGCCGAGAAATCGGGTGGTGCGATATAAAAGAATATTCACACAACATTATAGCATTGTGTATGATGAATATGAATGAAGAAGAGATGAAGCGGTTTGCAGGAGAGTTAGAGCTGGGACGTCTCGGATGGGACCACCTGGATGATGAGACGCACGAATTGTCGGTGGAAGATAAACGAGCGAATGCGGTTGCGTATAAATTACGAGAAGCCCGAATGAAAAATTGAAAAAAAATTATTGAAAAACGCCCCCAATATTATAAAATTGAAACGGTTTTATTATTAAGTATTAATCACACTTAAAAATAAGACAAGACAAACGAAAATGACTAACGCTCACAGCAAAATCCAAAACAAGATGCAATTCAATGGACGGGTAATGCCATTAGAAGATATTATTATAATAGAAGTGGCTGATGAAGTCACGATGAGAATGCCTCTGAGTATATACGAGACACTGCAAGAAAGAGTTGAGTTCTACATCGGGTTGCTAGCCGACAAGTACAAAGCCAACCTGGATAACAAACAACCCGTATTCTGCGAACTGGAACTGGGTGGCGATATCTGGGTAGATACAAAGAGCCAGCCGACGTTTGTGGATAACATCGTAAAATATATATTTATAAAAGTCAAGAATATATTTCTGGCGAAAGATATACATATTAAATTGTGTGCGAGGGGACACCGAATAAATGTATATGGTGTGCGAGGAGACAATGGCTCCCTCAAGGTGACGATGGGATGTCTGACAAAAAAAGCATACAAAGAAGAAATAAAATACCGACACGCACTGGAACTTGTCTGTGCCTGCTGTAAAAAAAAAGGCAAACTCTTAACGTGCGGACGCTGTAAATGGACGAAATATTGTGGCGAAGAATGTCAAGCTCAGTCCCACGCCAAACACAAAGCCTTCTGCAAAGAAATCGCAGCGGAGCGACACTATATTCAAGAACAAAAAGAGATAGCCCAGCACGAGATTGAGTTCCCCGACCACGAAACGTGTGACTGCTGCGAATGCTGCAAGGGGTGTGGGTGCTGCGAGTGCGATACGTTTGAGTTGATGATGAAAAATAAAAATTGAAAAAAATTATTGAAAAACAGCCCAAAAATAAAAAAATTGAAACGGTTTATCCAGTGCTTGCTGGTCGTAACAATAAACCGATAAACCGATAACAGAAATGGCGAAAGCAATGTTTAAAGCGATGACGATGGAACTCCTATCTGATGCAAAGAAAGGAATAGATGACAATACCTATACGATAAAAATGCCGACAAAGATGGTGGAAGAGTACGGTGTGAAAATAGTGGCGGAAGACACGATTGCATACATAGCAACGTTGATTTATGAAATGGATACTGAGAAAAAGTATTCAAATAACTCGCTGACAATGCATTATGAGGAAATAGATAATACATTAACCATCCAGTGGTATAATAAAAACCGAGACAAAAAAAACTTAATAAAACACGAGGCGGTTGAATGGTGCAACGGATGCAAAAAGTTTAAACCGTTCGCCGACTTTAAAAAATGCGGGCAGTGCCAGTGCGAACGCTACTGCAGCCGTGAATGCCAAAAAAGCCACTGGAAGGAACATAAAAAAGTGTGCGAGCCGAAAAAAAATTGAAAAAAATTATTGAAAAACAGCCCAAAAATAAAAAAATTGAAACGGATTAGCCGTCGCTTGCTGGTCGTAACAATAAACCGATAAACAGACAAACGAAACAAAATTGAAATGGACGGACACTTTTGGGTAGTGCGAAACGGCGAGATTATTGACCCGTACTTCAAATACTACGATTATGTGAAAAATGTAAATGGCTTGGAGGGGGACCGCAAATATATCCCTGCCCCAGAATTAATTCAAAAGGTAATGAAAAAAAAGTTTATAGAAGCGAGAGAAGAAACGTTGAATTGGCGGCTAGAATACCAGCCTGGATTTAAATTATCATCACGAATTGAGGACTGTTGCAACTTTAATGCGATATTAGAGGTGCGACAAAATGGCGGCGAGATTGTGTTCGGCAGTATGGGGTGGAAAAAAAAGAATGGAGACGGGGTCTGGTGGGAATATGGTGGGGAGGGATACACTATTAAACAATTTATTAATAAATAAGTGTTTAATCGTCATCGCAGTCGGGTTGCCACATCACCCGCTCCCCCATCATCACACAGGGGTAATTTTTATAAATAGTTATCCAGCGGCTGTCGCTTTTTTTTGCGAGCATCATATCCTTTTTGGAAATGCCACAGTATTCAGTAAGCAGATACTTAATGCCGTGCGACGACCCCGAATGGGGGAAATAAGTCACCGTATGGGCTTCATTCAATATTCGTCGGGTATCTCGTCCTGCGGTAGCCAAGTGGTTCGTCATTAAGAGAGAAATATTGAAATGCCTTCCAATTTCCAGCACCTGGTTGATAAGTTTAAGAACGGCTTCACGGATTTTCTTATCGGAAATCACATCCACATCATCGGCTATAACACAGCTGTCTTTAAAGGTCTCGGCTTCAAGCGGGTCGCTCCACATCTTGTCGTCCAGTTTGATTCGCTTCAATCCTGCAATTTTATCCAGTGTTTCATCTTCCTTTAGTGACGACAGAACATAAATATGGCGATTTTTATAGGTCTTCTTATATTCTTTTAAATAATTTACTACATAAGTGGATTTACCACTGCCCGATGGTCCCGTGATATAAAGAATGTCTCGTTCTTTTGTGGAGTCGGGGGTCTGTTGAAACTTAAGGGGGTCTGTTTCGGCTAAAATGATTTTATTGCGAACAGGTATCTCGTTCTCTGCGATTTCTTCTTGGCTTGTCACGACTGTAATAACTTTCTTCCCTACTTTGGCTAAGGGTCGCCCGAAGCCACTATTAATTGATAAATTACCAACGCCCATAGTTTAATATATATAACGAGATAATAAAATTGTCTGATAAATAATAATATATATATATTATGTATAAAAATGTCCCACGAAGAAAAGATAGCGGCTCTGCAACAGAAACTGGATGCTGAGCGGGGACACCCCGCCAACCCCGACCAACAGCGGAATGTGGCAAGGTATCGTGGTTTAGGTGACTTTACTAGCTTTGTCAGGTCAGCGGTCGGTCTGCCACCTACTAGAGAAGAAAATCTAAAAGAATTACGAAGCACTAACTTGATTGACCCTGATTATGATGTAACTCAGTCGTATGATGTGACACAAACAGACCCTCGCCTGTTAAAAATGATGGCGAGGCAGCGGGCATACCAAAATAAAAGAAAAACTGGTTCGGGAGACAAAGCGGGGACACCCCGACCAACAGCGGAATGTCTGGAAGAAAGGATTGCAGCACTTGTAAAGGCAAACAAAGAAAGGCAACAACAAGATGAAAATGATGCCAAAATTACTGGAGATATAAAAAAACACGTGGCACAAATGGCGGAAAAACGGCAGGAAAAACAAAAGGTAGCCGACCGTATGAGTGCAGAAGATGAAGCCACAGATGAAGGCAAACCCGAACTATTTAGAATGTATTATAAAGATAAAGATGGTAACGGGAAGCGGATGCGACCAATACGGGGTGGTGTTTTTCCACTGGCTTTATTGGGGTCACTTGCGATGCCTGCTTTTCAATCAATAGCGGGGGCGATTGAGGGCGACCAGTCTCTCACACCTGAAGATATTGAAAAAGAACAGATGCGACAATATACAGAAGCGAATAAAAATTATAGGATGGGCGAATCTTACCGACGGGGTGATGAATTATTAGATGAAGAGGGGGTAGAAAAAAACCAGTACAAGAATGATTTTAACAAATATAAAAAATACACGGAAATTAAGAAGCAATACGACGCTGAGAAAAATCCTACGAAACAATTGCCGCTCAGGCGGGCGTTGGGGATTGCGGAGCAGGACTTGAAGACCATTCCCCGAACCAAGCTCAATGAGTTTAAAAATGTGATGCAAGCGATGGACCGCAAGGCGACGCAAGATAAAGCCTACCTTGCCAACAAAAGCTCATTCAGGGGCAGGGGCGACCAAGAGGTACCATCAACGAGGCGTCCGCTACAAGATGAATACGAGGAAGTGATGCCAACCCCCTATTCGGAAGATGAAGAGGAAGAAGAAGAGCAAGGTGACACTGAAGCCCTGCATTTTCGCATCTCTGAGCTGGTCCGATTAAATAACATTCAAGACGAAGAAGAAAATGGAATATCGGATGAAGAGCAGGTGGAAGAAGAATTAATAGCCGAAATAGAGAGTGAAGGATTAGATTATAACACGAATGAGCGAGCGGAGCTAGTGGCATTACGACAATTCTTATATAACAGGCTCTTGCCACAGTATCGGAGGGAAGCCGACCAATATAGGGATGAAGACGGCGATATATGGGGCGGCGGCTTTTTAAGTGACATTTTCGGTCCCAGCAGTAAATATAACAATATCAGCACTAAAACACTTAAAGAATATGGCGGGGTGAAAATACGACAGCTGACGGCGACACGAGAAAAAATCTGGGCGTCAATCCGACTGGCGATGAATCTGGTTTCGGCAGGACGGTTTGATGAGGCGACGAAGAAACTGGGTTATGACGATTTATACCATATCCGCCTCTACGCCAAGTTGGAAAATGGGGTATTGTTATTAATAGAGAAAAATGAGGTGATTTATATCAAACAGGCGGATAAGATAAAGGGAGAGCCACTGCCGATAAAATATAAAGCGGACAGCATCACCCTGCAACAGCTGATGGACGGCGGTCAGAAGTTTCTTGGTAAAAACTTTTTCGTTTATGATGCATTCAATAATAATTGTGCGTCCTTTGTTGTGGGGCTATTGAAGGGGTCCAATTTATGGAGCAAAGATGATACGCAATTCTTGGCTCAAGATGTCTCAGAGTTAAAGTCTAAACTGCCAGGTACATCAGCGGTGTCTAATTTCGTCACATCTTTAGGGGCTATCGTTTCCCGCATTCAAGGTAATGGAGTGAAAAAAGAACAGCTGATATTTTAGCTGGGACACCCCACCAACCCAGACCAATCCCGACCAATAGCGGAATGTTAATGTAATTTTAGACAAATATAGAAAATATTATATATTTATATAGTATATAATGTCGTTTCTCTCGCAAGCATTTCAAGCAACGACAGCTGAGAACCAAAGCTCTGTTATATCGTTTGCAAATAGTAGCACTGACCCCCTGCCTTACACGACGCCAAGTGCTTTAAACTTTGAAGGGGCGTGGGTAAGTGGAGCCAACTATTCATCAATTCAGGTATCAATTTTAAGTAATACGAACTGTTTTCTATACGTAGAGCAGTCGTTCTTCCCTGATGGTCGTGACCCGCTACAAACTTTTACTTATTTTTATGATTCAGTCGGTTACGAACTGGTGACACGGTTTGCTTACATTACGTGTCCCTTTGTCAGAGTAGTAGTAGCTAATGAATCCGCAGGTAATACACTATTCTTTCTTTCTACCAAGCTGACAGCCAGTGCATCATCAACTGTAAATATATCCAACTTTCCAGCTACACAAACAGTGAGCGGTAGTGTATTGTCTTTGGGAACTCTTCCCAATGGAACAACCCAATCAAGTATTAAATTAAACACAAATGGTGCATTAATCACAACCTCAACAGCAACGGGTACATCTGCCGCATCTGTCACAGCGTGGGGTCAAGATGCATTGGGAGCCTCTTACCCTCTCCCACTCACGACAGGCGGAGCAGAAATCGCAATGTCAATCACCGACCCTCTGCCCGCAGGCACAGCCCATATTGGAGAGGTGAGTATTAGCAATCTGCCTGAAACCCAGCCTGTGTCAGGCACAGTGACA